ACTTGTCCACATACATTTCCTTCAAAAGGTTCTCTCCAATGCTCTAATTCACATCCACTATATACTAGCATATCGCCCACTTCAAGCAAGACTTTAGTGCCTTTGGGTGCATTGGGCTTATGTATGTTTTTATACTCGTCTATGACGCTGTTAGCCCCTGTACCGTCGATAAATATAGGCCATGGATCTCCACCTAGGTTTAATGTTGTAGATATTTCACATGAGGGTCTATCTTTGTGTCTTTTTAATTCATCGCCTTTTTTATATATTCTAGAGTATGAATATGTGGGTATTAATTGTAACCCTGTTTCTTTAGCCATAACAGGCAGCATTTTAACTAACAATGTTTCCATAACAGGATCTGCATAATGAGAATAAGTATTTGGTATTTGTTGATCTGTCCACGTTCCAAACATACCTGTGTCAGCTATAATGTTATTGTCATACATAAATTTAGCTGCATCACGTTTAAGCAAAAAATAATTAAATACAAAGTTTGCTAACTCGTATGACACTGCACCCTTTATTACTTGATATTTATTAAAAGGCATTTTCAAATCCTTTTTGTATAAAATTAAAACTTACTGATATTCTTATATCATTTGATTGATTAGGTTCGACACAATGCCAAAGATAATATGGAAACATAATTATTCTACCTTCTTTAGGTTCTAAATGAACTTCTCTCCATAAATGTTTTGGTGGTCTACCTTTTTTTCTTATTGGCATATTTAATTGTGCTCCTGGTCTTGGTTCGTTGCAAACTAATGCACCTGAATCTTGTGGAGTTTTTATATAATATACTCCACTAAATAAACTATTAGGATGTATGTGTGGAGCATTATATCCACCTGGTGGATTTATATTAGCCCACATATTACCTAATATTGGTTCTCTATCTAACCATTCTTCTTTCCATATATCATTCATCATTAAGAATAATTCATTTACTAAAGGTTGATATACAGGCATTTTATGCATTTCAGTCGTAGAGTGCCAACCATTACGATTTGTTTTTTTAACACCAGGGTCTCGTTTAGACCACTCAATTATTTCGTTAGCAAATAACTCATTATCTAATTTTACATCTTTACCATATATAGTTGTTGGAAAAAATTGTTCTTTAATCATCTAAAAGGTTTGCCTCCAAACCAAACGACTAAAGATTGTCTTACACCTTTTCTTACCGGTTGCACTCTGTGGTTTATAAAAGACGCAAAACAAATTGCATGACCTTGTTTAAGTTCTCCATAATTATTTGGAGACCCTAATTCTAAATGTCCACCTTCAAACTCTGATGGATCATTTAATAATAAAGTCATTGATATTTTTCTAACAGGTGGTTCATGAGCCATGTTTGTATCACAATCCATATGCCAGTCATAGAACCCTCCTTCTGGGTATTCTGTAAACTGTGCGTTTTCTGTAACTCTAACATCTCCAAAACCAAAATGGTTTTCATTTGCCTTTTGTATAAATTTATCTAAATCACGATACATGTGTCCCATTTCTTGAAATGGTATCCAAGATATAGTTGTAACTCTTTTACTCGTATCTGTGCCACCGCCTGGTTTACCCATGCCTACTTGTGCTTTTTGTGGTGGTTGACGTCTTCCACATTCTATAATTTGTCTACATTGGTCTGGTGTAAATAAAGGTGTTGTTGTTTGTATTATCCAACTCTTCCATTTAGGTTCTGTTATAATTTGATTTTCGTACATTAACTTACTCCTCTATTTCTAATCGGATCATACTCAACATCCATATTTGCTGCAAGAGTTCTTCTCCATCCAGGACCATTAAAAGGATAAACACAGTGTCTCATGTCATATGGAAAAATATAAAAATCTCTTTCTTTAATTTCTGGTTGATAATCCACATGCGCAAATTGACCAGAAACTGAACCTAATATTTGTAATTTACCATTTTGTGGTGCATCACTAGCAGAATATTCTACACCAAAACTTTTAGGTAATTTTAAAATCATAACACTAGAGAGCCCTGTATACAATGTTCCTTGGTGCACGTGCACTGGATTATATTCATGTTCAAACATTTGATTAACCCAAACAGAATTAAAATGTAATTTATATTCTTTTATATTGTTCCAGTTTAAATAATGTTTAAATGTAGATTCAAACCACATTAATATATTTGTTGGAAGATAGTTGTGTTTGGTCATTTTATTACTATCCTCACCATTATAAAATAAACTATGTTCTTTTTCTATTTTACCAACAAGTTGTTTATTTGCAGGTTTTAATTCACGATATTTATTTTCATATATTCCATTAATTGTATGAAATATTTCTAAAGGTACTTGATACTTTAATACTGATTGACCTAAAAATATAAAATTAAATTTTGGGTTTTGCGCCGAGATCATCTGTTAATTGTTCTTTCTTATTGTAAATCATTTCTCCTGATTTTTTAACTCTTTCTATACTTTTTAATTGACCTAATACATTAAACACTTCAGGTTGACTAGATCCTGATGTTAGTGTTTCTGCTTTGTTTTTCATTATTAAATGATAAGAATCTAATTGGTGTCTGTTAACATCTTTTGTATCAAACGATCCATCGTTAAACTCTTTTTTTAATGCAGACCAAAGTTTAATTTCTCTCATACGATCTTTTGCAACTAATTGCATATTAGCTAAACCATATCTAGCTTCATCTAAATCTATTTGATATTTGGTTAATTTATAATCGTCTTTTTCAGTTTCTATTTTTTTCTCTAACCATTTAATTTTTGCTTCTTGTCTTCTACACTCAAATGATAAATTCATTAAATTTTCTAAAAATACGTTTTGTTCTCTAACACACTGCCAATACTTTGCAGCTTTTGTTGGATATTTCATATCTTGAAG